GCCCGCAGTCCTCAACAGCCCTCGGGTTGATGGTGGCTTCGAGCGTATCGAGGTTGCGACGGCCGCTATCACTTCTGGTGATAGTATCGCCTCAACCTATCGGATGTTCCGCGTTCCCTCGAATGCGGTGATGACCGATCTGCGCATCTACTCGCCGGACATCGGCACGACGACGATCTCGGACATCGGCCTGTATCGCACCGCTAAAGACGGCGGCGCTGTGCAGGATGCTGACTTCTTCGCCTCGGCTCTGTCCCTCAAGGACGGCGCGCTCAACGGCGTGGATGTTCTGCATGAGGCTGCGGTGTTCACGATTGATAACTCCGGCAAGGAGCTGTGGGAAGCCCTCGGTCTTACCAGCGACCCGTCGGTGTTTTACGATGTGGCTCTCACGTTGACGGCTGCGGCTGACGCAACCGGCACGGTGAAGCTCATCGGTCGTTACACGGCGTAATAAAGCGGGGCGGGCTGGGTAACTGGCTCGCCCCTCTCTTCACGGAGAACAGACATGGCAGACCGTTTCTACGGAATTGATCGCGGCGAACAGGGCGTTCGTAACGTCACAGAGGGCAGCTCCTCTACGGCGACCACGGACGTTGAAGTGCGTGTTGATCTCGCCCCCGGCATGAGCAAGATTGAGGTTTTGCTGGCCCTTGATTCGATCAAGGAAGCCATCGCTCAAGATACTTGGCCTCCGGCTTAACGGTCTCGGGGTATCCCGATGGCCGCTAGCAATGTAGCAATCGCAAACCTCGCGCTGACGAAGCTCGGGGATCTCCGGCTTAACGGTCTCGGGGTATCCCGATGGCCGCTAGCAATGTAGCAATCGCAAACCTCGCGCTGACGAAGCTCGGGGATTTGCGCATTTTGAATCTCACGGATAACACCAAGCCTGCGCGCGAGGTGAATGCCGTGTTTGATATGGCGCGGGATTATCTCCAGCGCCGCTTTTCTTGGCGGTACTGCATCAAGCGAGCAAACCTTGCCGCTGATTCTGGAACTCCGCTGTGGGACTGGTCATATCAGTATCAGATCCCGACTGACTGCCTGCGCATCTTGCAAGTAGGCCAATGGTATCCCTCGCCTGACCTGTCGGATTTGATCTCGACTGGCGGGCAGGAATACGTTCTCGAGGGCAAGTACATTCTCTCGAATCAGGCTGGCCCGTTGAAGCTGCGATACTTGTCACGAGTAACTGACCCGGTGCAGTTCGATACGGCGTTCGACATGGCATTCTCCGCATATCTTGCGTACCTTGTCGCCGAACCGTTGACTGCTAGCGCGGAAGCAAAGCAGATGGCATATCAGGACTATCGCAATGCGGTGAAGGATGCCGTTATCGCAAACGCAATCGAGAATCCACCGGAGTCGCTTGCCGACCAGACTTGGATCTTGGCGAGGCTGTAAGACATGGCGAAAAGCTCGCCCGCGATCTCTAACTTTAACGGCGGCGAGGTCGGCCCTCTCCTATCCGGTCGCGTCGATTTTGAGAAGTACGGCAGCTCCTGTTACAAAATGGAGCGATTCATCCCGACCGTGCAGGGGCCAGCCAAGCGCTCGCCCGGCACTCGGTTTGTGTTGCCGACCAAGTATCAGGACAAAGTGTCTTATCTCAAGCGCTTTGAGTTCTCGTTCGATCAGGCTTATATCCTTGAGTTCGGTGATCAATATGTTCGCTTCTACACCGATCGAGGTGTGGTACTCGGTGACATACTTGATATCACCAATATCACTAATGCCAGCCCGGGCGTACTGACGTATTCCGGAACCGACCCTGCCAACGGCGACTGGTTCTATGTGACCGGCGTCGAGGGCATGACGCAGATCAACAACCGTTATGTGCAAGTGTCGAACGTCAATACTGGTGCGAATACATTTTCGCTGAAGGATTGGTTCGGAAACGCAATCGATACGACTAGTTACAGCGCATACGTCTTCAACGGCGATATGCAAAAGGTCTACGAGATTGCTTCGCCCTACGCTGTTGCTGATTTGACGAATCCAGAGGGCGGCTGCGCCTTGTCAATCGTTCAGTCAGGCGACGTCCTGTACATTGGCTGCGAGGGCTATGCGCCGCGCACGTTGACTCGCAGCGGCAATACGAGCTGGGCGTTTGCAACCTATGCGCCGACTGACGGCCCGTTCCAGACGGAGCCGCTTGATACCAAAAACTTCACGCTCGGTGCCTCGACTGGTACTGGCGTCTCGCTTACCTGCTCGAGCAACATATTTGAGAACGAGCACGTTGGGATGCTGTTCCGGCTAGAGCCAATCAACATCACTACACCGCCTTGGGAGACGAATAAGGCGGTCACAGCGACGAACTTGCGCAAGTCGGATGGCAAGTATTACGAGGCGCAGAACTCCGCTACAACGGGCTCTGTGCGCCCTATACACGAAGAGGGCAAAGAGTCTGACGGTGCGGTGACTTGGGAGTACCTGCATCCGGGCTATGTGATCGTCAAGATCACAGCGATCACGGACGCGCAGAATGCGACCTGCGACATCATCGGCCCGGGCATTGCCCCTGCCGAGGTGGTTGCTGGTGACGACTGCCGCTACCGCATCGGCGCATGGGGCGAGGCGACAGGCGCTGCGTTCCCGTACAAGGTCGCTTTCTGGCGCGATCGGCTGTGGTTTTCTGGTGATCAGAGAATCTATGCGTCGGTAGCCGGTGACTACTCCTCGATGAGCCCGGATACCTTGGGCGAGATCCTCGCGGATAACTCCATCTCGCTGACCATATCGGTCGGCACGGTCGACAAGATCCGCTGGATGACGGCATCGGATGTGTTGCTGATCGGTACCGCGGGGTCTGAAATCGCGGTGCAGGAAATTACGCCGAACCAAGTGCTCGGCCCCGAAAACGTCAAGTACGAGATCCAGTCGGCTGAAGGCTCGAGAGAGTTGGAGCCGGTGCTGGTTGAAGATTCGGTGCTGTTCATTCGTATCGGTGGCCGTCGTGTCATCGAGCTGCGATTCGACATCCAGTCTGACTCATGGGTTCCGCGCGACATGAACGTGCTGTACCCGGAGATCACGCAGACCGGCATCGTCGAGATGTCGTATCAGAAGGAACCGGACAATATCATCTGGATCGTACTGTCGAACGGGCGATTGCTCGGCATGACATACGATCGTGAGCAGAACGTCTACGGCTGGCACCGCCATCCGATTGCTGGCACGAATTCCAAGGTCAAGTCTGTGCAGGTCATCACCAGCCCGGACGCAGACGTTAACGACGTCTGGATGATTGTCGAAAGATCCATTACCACCGCATCGTCTAGCGACTTTCTGTTGTTAGAAACAGACGGTGACATTCTGCTGGAAAGTGGCTCGTCGGTTTTGGCGGAAACGTCGATTATTGGCGCTGCCAATTCTCGAAAGTTTGTTGAGTATTTTGCAGAAGGGTTTGAGCAAAACGACGACATCCAAGGCGCTGTGTACTTGGATACGTCGCTTGAGTTCAACGGCGTTGTTAATGAATCCTTGCTGCCCGGATCTGGCGCAACGGTGCAAGGCGCAACAAATGTGTCCTTTACGGTCACATCTGTATATGAGCTGATCACCGAAGACGGGCTGGATTACATAGCAACAGAGGCCAATGAGTTTCTTGCTATAAACGACGATGTGTTCGCGGCTAGCGATGTTGGCCGTGAAATCACGATGCGCTACTTTGACGAGACTGTCGAGCAATGGCGCACCGCTCGAGCAAAGATCACAACCTATGTGAGCGAGGAGCAGGTGCTTTGCACGATTCTGGCTCCGTTCCCAAGCGACGACGAGATTGCTGCTAACGGCTGGCGCTTAACCTCGAGCACGGTCTCTGGCCTCTGGCACATGGAAGGCCAGACGCTCTCTGCTTTGGCTGACGGTGCGGAAGTCGAGAATCTGGTTGTCACCAACGGCCAGATCACGCTGCCGATCCCGGCATCTCGAGCGCAGATCGGCTTGCCGTATACGTCTTATCTTGCGACTCAACGGATTGACTCGGGTGCCACGGACGGCACCGCGCAGGGCAAGACGAAGCGGTTCCATCAGATCGTGATGCGCCTCTACGCAAGCCTTGGCGGCAAGGTTGGCCCTGATGCGTCATTGAACGATTACATTTTGTATCGATCGCTGGCAGACTATATGGATGAAACGCCACCGATTTTGACGGGCGACACCGACAAGTTCCCGTATCCGGGTGGCTACGAAACCGATGGCCGCATCTGGGTCTTGGCTGATCAGCCTCTGCCGCTGACTGTTGTTGCGATGTACCCGCGAATGAAGACGGAGGACTAATGGAAGTCGTCTCATTCAAAGCCAAGTATCTGCGAGCGATGGTGCTGCAAGACGCGCAGCAGATCATGTCTCCGCTGACGTTCGATGACGAATACTGCGAGCAGTTGGTCGACGCTGGCCCCGCTTACACGATTTTGGACGGCAGCAAGCCGATCATGTGCGCAGGCGTCGCAGAGATGTGGACGAACCGATATGCCGCGTGGGCGTGGCTGTCGAAGGATGCTGGCCCAAAGATGGTTGGCCTGACGCGGATCGTCGATGATTACCTCAACACTCGCCCATACAAGCGGATTGAGGCGTATGTCGATGCTCGGTTCGATGCCGGTCACCGCTGGGCAAAGATGCTGCGATTTGAATATGAGGGCTTGATGCGTTCATTCGGGACGCAGGGCCAAGACATGGCGATGTATTCGAGGATTCAGTAATGGCTGCTCTACCGTTTATTGCTGCCGCTGCCTCTG